TGAGATGGGCGTTGAGCGTTTGGATGTGGATGGCATGACCGTGGAGCGCAAGATGATTGTTGCCGCGTCCATCCCTGTCGCCAACAAAGAACAGGCGTTTGATTGGCTTAGGTCCAATGGTCTAGATGATATCATCAAGAACGATGTCACCTGTTCCTTTGGTAAGGGCGAAGACAACGTAGCGGGGGATGTCATAGGCATCTTGCGTGACAAGGGTTTCGACCCTAAGACCAAGACCCACGTTCATCCATCCACATTGCGGGCGTTTGTTAGAGAGCGCATCGTTGATGGCAAACCAATCGACCTCGACTTGTTCGGGGCATTCATATCAAACACAGCAGTTATAAAGAGGAAAGCGTGATGGGCATTACTAAACAAGACCAACTCAAAGAGATGGATAGCATACTTGATCCATTGGATGAGGGTCCGATTAACTTCATACAGGAAAAGTTCCGGCAAGAGGCCGTGGCTTTTGAGGAAGCGTGTGAAGATGACATGATTGAACGGTCCATCGAAAACGATGCGATTAAAGCGGATATGAAGCGTCAAGACGATGCGATTAGAAAGGCAAAGAACAATGAGTAATCAAGTAGCTACGAAAAAAAGTGCAGAGTTAAGCACAGACTTAATGGACGACATCCTAGAATTTGCGGGCGAGGGCGCGGCCTTTGCCGCGGATGAAATGCAAATCCCGTTTGTTCGGGCGCTCCAAGCTTTGTCCCCACAACTGGGCAAGAAGAAGCCTGAGTACATTGAGGGTGCGGAGCAGGGCGATCTGTTCAACACTGTGACGGGTGAAGTTTGGAAGGGTGATGATGGCGTAACTATCATACCGTGCTTCCAGACCACCAAGTATCTTGAGTTCACACCTCGTGACCAAGGCGGCGGATTCCGCGGCGAGATCAATCCTACTGATCCAGTACTTCAGCGTACCTCTCGTGTTGGGTCCAAGGAAATCCTGCCAACAGGCAACGAGTTGGTCAAGTCCGACCAGCACTATTGCTTGGTGATGGGCGGGGACGGTGCGTATCAACCTGCTGTCATCGACATGAAGTCCACGCAGTTGAAGGTCAGCCGCCGTTGGAAGACCCAGATTGCTATGCAAAAGATCAAGCACCCTAAGACAGGGGTCATGGTTGTGCCTCCGCTGTTTGCTACAGTGTGGAAGATCACCACAGTTGAAGAGAGCAATGACCAAGGCACATGGTTCACGCCTTCTGTTGAGAAGGTCGGGCTTGTAGAGAGCCGCGATCTTATGCTCGAAGCCAAAGCCTTCCGCGACAGTGTCGCTGCGGGCGAAGTGAAAGCTGCTTCAGAGGAGCGTGTCCCAACTACCTCCTCTGTACAACAGGATGACGACATCCCGTTTTAAGCAGCCTCGGGAGTGGCGATGACTGTTGGCGCATTCTCCACGCCACTCCCATTTTTCACAACAGGAGCAGTACATGACACAGGCAAAGAGGTTGCTTGCAGTATTCGTTGGTGCCAAAGCTGCACATGGCACGACAACCGTTGGCCGCATCGGACGAAATGGCAAGGCAGAATCCAAGAGTATGATCGTTCGCTCTCCTTTAACCGAGGAGCTCGTTCAATCCCACATAGATGGGAAGCAAGGCGTTGGCGCGATCCCGATCAATGAAGAGAACATGTGTAAGTTTGCGGCGCTGGACATCGATGTCTATGACCTGAACCACAATGAACTCCAAGCTAAAATACAGAAGCTGAAACTTCCATTGATGCACTGTCGATCCAAGTCGGGCGGCGCTCACCTGTATCTGTTTCTGAAAGACTGGGCTCCCGCAGCAAACATCAGGGACTACTTGACAGAGATGTCTATTGTCCTGGGCTTTAGCGGGACCGAGATATTCCCGAAGCAAGACACAATCATCGCAGAGCGTGGAGACGTGGGCAACTTTATCAACATGCCCTACTTCAACGCCGAGATGCCCCAGCGTTATTGTTTCAATACACACACCGAGGCCCTTGAGCTAGACGAGTTCCTAGATGCGGTGGAAAAGGCCCGTGTGTCTGAGTCCGATCTTGAGGGCCTTCGGTTTGCTGGGAAACGCAAGTACTTCACCGATGGACCGCCCTGCCTTGAGCACCTGTTCGCGGATGGGCCAATTGATACGCCACGCAATACGTGCATGTACCAGTGCGGTATCTATGCCAAGCTGTCGGACCCAGACAACTGGAAGAATAAGTTGGAAGAGTTCAACCGGACGCTGTGCTCTGAGCCGTTGCCATCTGTAGAGGTGATCAACTTAGGCAAGTCGCTTGACCGGAAAGACTTTGCGTACAAGTGCAAGGAAGAACCCTTCAAGAGTTACTGCGACCCGACCCTCTGCGCGAGTAGGAAGTTTGGGATCAGCACCGATGCGCCTGACATGCCCTCGGTTGGAGGCTTGACGATCATGCTGTCCGAGCCGCGCGTGTACTTCATGGATGTCAACGGCGCGAGGATTCAGTTGTCCACTGAGCAGTTGCAGAATCAAATCCTTTGGCAGCGGGCATGCATGGAGCAGATGAACTTGATGCCCCCCACAGCCAAGCCTCAGAAGTGGCAACAGATGGTCAATCAGTTGATGCAAGGTGCTACGGTGATCGAGGTGCCCGAGGAAGCCACGGTTAAGGGTCAGTTCAAAGACCACCTGCAGGCTTATTGCACCAGCCACATCAGGGCTATGGCCCCCGAAGAGATGGAGATGAACAAGCCGTGGACCGATGGGCAGGTGACCAAGTTCAAGCTGGAAGGTTTGATAGAGTACCTGCACCACCGTAGGTTCAAGGTCGATAACCGTGGGCAGTTGATCCAATTGATTAAGGACGTTGGCGGGGACCAAAGCCGAGAAAACATTAAGAGGTCTGACGGAAGAAGAACAACGCTTCGATGCTGGGCAGTGCCTGCCTTTGAAGACGATCACATTGAATTATCAATAAGGGAGATGAACGATGACATCCCATTCTAATAGACTCCTGCGGGTAGGAGAAGTTGCGGCTCTGTTGGGCGTATCCAAGTCGTACGTCTACAAGTTGGCTCAAACAACACCCGACTTCCCGCTACCGATTGTACTGGGCAGTGAGCACAGCAAGCGTTCGTCTAGCCGCTGGGTTCTGTCCGAGATTGAGGATTGGGTGAGCAGCAGACCGAGGGGGAAGGATCTATGATTGACAACTCACTCCTGATCTTGGGGCCTCCGGGCTGCGGTAAGACCTATCGTTTGATCCAAGAGATCAAAACTGCGCTTGCCAACGGCACTCACCCGTCCCGCATCGGCGTCATTTCGTTCACCCGCAAGGCTATCGAAGAGATGGTTTCCCGTGCCTGTGCCGAGTTTGGCCTGACCCCCAAGGACTTCCCGAACATGCGGACCAGCCACTCGTTCGGGTTCAACGGATTGGGTCTTCAGAAGCAGGACGTTCTAAGCACCGAGGACTATGCTGATCTAGGTGATAAGATAGGTTTGACCTTTGAGGGGGACGACAGGACCAGCATTGATGACGGTGTATCCATGCCCACCATTGGTGGATCGGGGTCCCAGTACCTCCAGCTAGAGCACCGCGCTCGGTATCGGATGGTTACATTGGAGCAAGAGTTCAACAAGGAGGGGAACAGGGATTTGTTCTACCCCAAGTTGGTTCAACTTCACGAGCAGATGAACGAGTACAAGTCGGTGATGGGCAAGTATGATTTCGTTGACATGATCGAGAAGTACATCGACATCGGTGATCCCCCTGGCTTGGACTATCTGTTTATTGACGAGGCTCAAGACTTCACGCCTTTGCAGTGGGAGATGGCGAAGAAGATTGCTGAACGGGCAGACAGGGTAATCATCGCGGGGGACGACGATCAAGCCGTCCACCGTTGGACCGGAGTTGAGGTTGATCTGTTCATTCAATCCTCGGACCAAGTCGAAAGGCTCACGCAGTCTTACCGCATCCCAAGGTCTGTGCACCGTCTGGCTAACACCATCTCACGGCGCATCCCTGGAAGATTGCTGAAAGAGTTCCAGCCCCGTGAAGAAGAGGGCTTGGTTGATTACGTCTACCATCTGGAAGATATCCCCGTGAACGAGGGGTCATGGACCGTGATGGCGCGGACAAACTATCAGGTTCGAGAGCTCGCCAAATGGTTTCGGGGTTCTGGGTTTAAGTTTTCCATGAAGGGCTATGCTAGTATCTCAGAGAAGTTAGTCGGGAACATCCTAGCGTGGGAGGATCTGTGCCAAGACAAGACGATAGGGTTGCAGCGGCTGCGCCAGTTGTACACTGCGCTACCCAAGCAGGGGGAGGATGCTGCGCTAAGGCGGGGCGCGACCAAACTGCTGGATGCAATACATCCGGAAGCCGAGGTTGGGATGCAACAACTGCTAGTGGATTACGGGTTGCTAAAAGGAGCGGAGATTTCTGCTTATGACGTACTCAGGGTCAGTGTATCTGAGCGCAACTACATCGATGCGATCCAGCGTAGGGGCGAGGACCTTCTGTCTCCGCCTCGGATCAAACTGTCCACGTTCCATGCGATGAAGGGCGGCGAGGACGACAACTGCATTGTATATACAGCGTCCACTAAGGCATGCGTTGAGTCTCGATACCAAGAGGATGAGCACCGTGCGTTCTACGTTGGCGTAACCAGAGCCCGACACACGCTCTACATATTACAAACCGATAACAAATACAGGTACACATTATGAAACGTGATAAAGTCTTAGACACAGCAAAAGAACTGATCAATGGACAGAGGGCCAAGGACTACGGGGATGCGTTCGAGAACTTCTCCCGCATAGCCACGGGCTGGAACGCTATTATCAAAGAGGCTATGGTAACCCACGGTCATGTGACCGAGCGGCACGTTGCGCTGATGATGGATTGGTTGAAGACAGCAAGGCTCCTTAACGACCTCGACAAAGAAGACTCATGGGTGGACAAGTGCGGATACAGTGCCTTGGGTTCAGAGTTTACTGACCAAGAGAAAGAGATACAGAGTCGGTTGGATAACTATTTGAAGAAAGATACCTGATGCCAGAGAACTTATTTGGAAGCGACCTGCACCACCAGTTCAAGGGCGAGATGGATTTGATCGACTCTGACTGGAACATCCCCGAGTACCCAGACCTGACAGGTTACAAAGAAGTGGCCGTTGATCTGGAAACCAAGGACCCGAACATCAAGACGCTAGGCCCAGGTTGGGCTAGGAAAGACGGGCACATTATCGGGATTGCTGTCGCAGCGGGTGAGTACAAGGGCTACTTCCCTATCCGACACGAGAATGGACACAACCTGGATCCAAGGATCACGTTGAAGTGGCTGAAGAAGCAGATGGCTGTCCCT